CACGGCTTTTCTGCGCCACCAAGCCGCAGCACTCCCGGGGATATTCAGCTGCAGCATGCGCCATAATGGCATTAATGGTTTTCTGACGCATATCAGCTCCTGATCAAAGACGTGCCAGGGAACCCACCAAACGAGAGCTCGTTATTTTCCCCGAACCGAAGTTTGCAGGCCGTCAGCGTTCCGTTGCATTCATCCAGAGACGGATCGTTCACCGGGTTGTTGTTTTTATCGAAATAACGGGTTCCGGCATAGTCGCAGCCGTCCCCGGTGCGATACTGGTTCCGGATGCACCAGGTACACAGGGAATGAAGCTGCCGCGTCGGGATCATTTGCCCCTGCAGGTCCATCGGGCTGGAAAGAACAAACTCGATAGACTCACCCGCCAGCTCACTAGTTTTCCCATCGATGTACCAGACCTGCAGTTTCTCCTGTGTAGGGTCTGCTGAAGGGTTACCGCCCTTAAAATTTCGGGCATCGAGATATGTCTCTTTGGTGTCATGAATTGTGACCTTAGCCTGCAGTAGATCATCATATGCGAGGCACAGAGCTGAAATTGAGCTGTCGATATTCGCCACGGTCAGCGATGGGGTAGCATTACTACCGCTTGTGGATTTCTCAAGCCCTTCAAGTTTGTACGGCCACGCGCCATATTCATTCCCCTGCCACCAAATTGCTTTCGCCGGAAGCCGCGCTTCATCCCCGCCTGCGGCGAGAATTTCCGCTTCTGTGTGAGGAATGCTGTAATTGTGAAAGCGGAGAGCGTCGGAAAGCCCAAAGGAAGAGCCGTCAACTTCAATCAGTCGAACATCGTTACCGGACTCAAGCTTTTGATAGTCTGCGTTTAAGCTCATGGTTTAAATGCCTGGATGAATGTAGCAGTCAGCGACCAGTTGCCTCCCCCCATTGGAGATGGCTTGTACTGTTTGCAGCGGAATAGGCCTAAATCTTCCAGTGGTGGCTTCCAGGCAAAAGCCCGGGTGCCCTCATGGCGATCAAGGAACTCCTTAATCGCTTTTATATAAGACTCAATGCCAATGAAAGTAAGATCCCAGCTTTGTGAGCGAGGATTAATGCCATCACCAGAAGTCTGCGTGTATCCGTCCCCGAACTGTGCCTCACGCGTGCGCATGGTGACGTCCTGACTCGGATTAACACGAGGGCTCCAGTTAAAGGTTTCCAGCGCCATTATCGCCTCCCGTTTGTACTGTTCCAGATTGCCCCACCAGGGCGGAGGTCTGCCTGTATCAATTTTCGATATTGCTGAGTGACAAAATTGCCGATCTCTTTGCCGAACTGCTCGAAACCAGCCGAAGATTGAGAGCTGGTGTTCCCGTTTCCCTCAATGGTGATATAAACAACAGGTGCTGCGGCCGCCTGTTGTCCACCTCCCCCGACAGCACGCACACCAAGAGAACCATCAGAAGATCTGGTCAACGGCATGATCGCTTCCGGCCCTGCCTCTCCAAATACCCCAGCCCCCTTGGCAAATGCAAAAACCTGTGGGGAGTTGTATACGCCACCACTGTAAGCACTCAAAGATGGAGAATCGTATACGCCGCCTTTCGCGTTGAATTTCACATTCGCTGCAGCATTGCTGTATGCACCAGAAGGAGTGCTACCGGCTGAAGCACCGCCAGTAAAAGCAGAGCCAGCTGCACCAAAAATGCTCTCAAGCGCGCTGGAAAGAGCAATGCGAGTGGCTATTTTCGCCAGGTCAGAAAGTACGGATGTTGTAAAATCCCGGAAGCTTAATTTCCCGCTTGTGGCGAACGTAGCCAGGGAGTTGGTCATGCCATCAAACAGCCCTGTCGCGAAGGTCGCCAACTGACTATTTGCATCACGAGCGCTATCAACCCAGTTGAGCGTGCCGCGCCTGAACCCTGCAGAATAGTCGCGCTCTGCGGCCAGCTTGGCATCGTTGCTCTGCTGAACAATCTCTAATTCCTGTTGCTTTGCTGATTCCAGATCGGACAGCCGCGCCTGAAACTCAGCAGATGTCTGGTCAGTAAAATCTTTCTCAAGAGCAATTCGGCGCTGGTTAAAACGGTTCTCAATAGCGATACGTGCCTGAGTGTTTGCGGACTCCCTGTCGGATTGTGAATAGGCTTGCAGGCTCTGCGTGGCTTCACGCCTCATTGCCGCCACTTCTTCCTCCCACTTTTTACTCTCCTGCTGGTATTTCAGTGAGGTTTTACGAAGAGCAGCCTCTTTCTCAAGTTCGACGTTTGACTGCAGCTGAGAACGAATCTGATCCTGCATGCTGACAAGGCTTTGTTGTGCTTTTGTCAGTTGCTGACCTTTCAATCCGGCGATTTTTTCATTGAAGGCCACCAGCTGCTGGGCTGACTGGGTCAATCCTTCGGTGGTAGACGCCTCTTCTCTCAGGACAGCATTTCTTTGTTGAGCCTGCTCAAGCAGCCTCTGACCTTCGGTCTGTTGGCCTGATTCCGTTTTCTTTGGATGCTCTTTTTTACTGGCTCTGTCGAACTCATCATTTATCCCTTTAAGAATCCGTTGATATTCCTGAGAGTCAGTGCTGTAGATACTGTTATTGAGTTTTTTGATGGCCTCGGCGCGCTTCTCTGCAGCGGTGGTACCGGCATCAAGATAACTTTTCAGACCCGCGCTGTTTTTAATCCGCTCATTCTGAGCTGCGGCGGTTGCAGCAGCGATATCAGAGGCCAGCTGGCTCGCCATATTCCCCAGCCGTTTATTTACCTCCTGGGTTTTATCGATCGCACCACCAAGGGCAATAACAGCCTGCTCACCTGCTGTACCCCACGTATTGCCGAGGTTTTTCACCGTTTCTGAGGTTTTGTCTACCTCAATACCTAACTCTGAAAGCCTCCCCTTTTCAGCCTGAATCGCGGTATCAATCAGCAACTGGCTGGCCTGGGCTGCCTCGCCTCGCTGATTAAGCGCCAGTACCTGGCTAATTATTGAATCACTCAGCGCAACGCCTGATGATGTGAGCTTTTGCATCGCAGCGACCGGCTCGCCCCGCAGGGATGCAAGATGGGTCACCAGGTCCTGTGCATTACCGCCTGCCTGCGCATAGGCATTCGCCAGGGTGGCAACGTCGGTCAACAGCTGACCGCTAAAGCCCGCTTTGGCTGTTGCCGTCACCGCATCAACAGAGGTCTCCGTACCGCCGAGCTCTGCATTTAGCCGTTTCAGCTCACCAGCGGAGATCAGCGCTGACGTTTTCAGATCGAGAATGGCGGAGTTTAGCTTTTTGGTTTGCTCTTCACCCTTTTTGAACTCGCTGTAAAGCAGTGTTCCACCTGCTGCAAGCACCGTCAGGCCGATCCCGACTGGCCCGCCCAACAGGCTCAGTGCTGAGCTAAGTGCGCGGCTGCTCGTCGCTGCAATTCGTTGAGAGATTGACAGCTGACTATTCGCAGCGGCAGCTGCCTCAGTCGACGCAACAAGTGCTGCTTTGCCGCCATTTTCCGCCAGTTCGGCCGCCGTCACCGCTGCCTTTGCGGTTTTCAGTTTTTCGAGCGCACCGGCTTCCAGTCGGTTAGCCTCAATGATGGCGCGCTCATTTTTAAGGTGCTGGTCCTGGTAGCTGACGTTCAGCCCATATTGTTTATTAACCGCCGCCTGTTTTGCGTAATACTCGTCAAGCGCAATAGCCTGCTCGCGCTGCGCCTGCGCGGCAGCAATGGTTTTCTCAGCAATGGCAACCTTGCCGAGCGCCGCCTGCTTTTCTGCCTGAGCAGCTGCGATCTGGTTTTGAGCAGCATCGGCCAGCTCTGCTGCCGCTTTGCGGGCCGCATCCTGCTGCGCCTTCCAGCCACCAGCGCTGCTATCCAGTTCGCCTTTGAGAGAGTGCACAGCCGGGATCAAAGCGTTAATTATGCTGCTGCTGGCAACGTTGCTCCCTGCGGCCACCTCATGCAGGACATAATTCAGTTGCCCGGCGCCACGCGTAACCCCGGTAAACTGATCGGAGTTTGCGGCAGGAAACCCGATACCCTTCGCCGCGGCTACCGTTCGCGCGATGGCTTTTTCAAGCTCGCCAGCCTGCGTCGTCGCCTGGTTATTGAATTTCTTGCTGGCCTGCCCTGCTTTTTCGTATGCGTCAGTGATCTGCGACTTGAAAGCCGCTGAATTCAGGTGCAGGGCAACCGACAGGCTTGCAACATCACTCATTGTCCAAGGATCCTCATAACGTCGGCGCACTGACTGGCCTGATCAGTGGCGGGTTGAATTGTGGTTACCGTGGCTGGCAGCTCCGGCTGCGTGTATTCCACGGCGTGGCCGGTGAGAGACAGCCAGGCCTGCCAGTGGAGCAGGATATCTGCAGGAAGGCTGGCAATTTTTCGAGGGTCCGGCTCCCCGAGGCGATCGGCAAGGGTATACATAGCCATCAGCCAGGGGGAGTCCATCAGTTTTTTTTCGCTTCCTCCAGCGAGCCCCAGCTATGGCGCTGGATGGTCTGCAGGGCATCAATAAGGGATGCATTAGAGCGCGCTTTAAGCAGCTCATCGGGCGCCGGAAGGTTTTCTGCCGGAATAGGGTTGCCGTTCTCATCCACCATCGCGCTGAGGATGAATGACGCGGTGGACATTGCCATACCCAGAGAGTTGTTTTCCGCGCGCAGCTGCGCCTGTTTCTCGTCATATTCCTCCAGCTCGAAGGCTGTCAGACGTCGGATAAAGACATCGGCACCGAGGATAGTTACGTTATGCTGGCTTTTCTCCGGGGCAAGCAGGCTGGATTTAAGATCGTCCATCAAAATTCTCCATTAAAAAGGCCGCAGTGCAGCGGCCGTAAAAGGTGGTTTGCGTAATGTCGTCTATTGGTGCTTAGCTACCCGGCGTGTTGTAGCCCCAGGTGATGTTGTTCTGCTTGCCGTTAACTGTAACCTGAATTACTTCGCTGGCCGGGGCGGTGATTTCATTCAACTGCCAGCCGGAGAGCGCCATAATCATCGTCGCGGTACGACCGTTCGGCAGCTCAATATAAAACTGCACTGTTTCGCGCTGTTCAGCAGCATTCAGGAAATCGGTAAAGCTGGTATTGGATGGGTCATCGACGAACCCAAGGGATTTTTCCGGCCCTTCAGCCATATCTGAAAGGAACTGCTTCTGAGTGTCGATCAGCGTGGTGCAGTCGACAAAGGAACCGGTAGCACCAGTAGCGCCAAGTGCCTTACAGTTAACCAGGGGCAAGAAATCAGCAACTGCCTCTCCTGATTTTCCCCATTTAACTACGGTTCCCGCGGGAAGCATCGCGTATTCCGGTGAGCTTTTATCAGCCATTTTCTATCCTCATTTAGCGGTTATTTTCGATCCCCTCACGGATAAGGACCGAGAGAACACGCAATATTTTTGCGCGGTTGTAATCGAGCGCCGGGCGCATGAAGGGATTGGCAACCTGTTTAACGGTGCCAAACTCCTGCGCCAGTGCTTTCATGGTGTGTTCTTTTGACGGGCCGACACGGATAGTCACAACTGTCTTCCAGCGTGCATCATTCATGCGGTTCCTGTAGGTTGCCTTGATGCTGTCGCGCATGTGGGGGCCAGGGCTGCTTTCGTCGTAGCCCGCATGCTGCTGCATGTCCTCGCTGACGATTTCCATTGCCTCCTTGCCTGCTTGGCCGAGCACTTTAACGGCAAGTTTTTCCCCCATAGCTTCGAGCTGGCGCTCCAGCTCCTGCAGACCTTTAACCTCCATTCGGATCATGTCGCATCCTCCGGACAGTAAAAAATGTAGTCCCGCACCCGCCGGTACTTACCGCCGTCATCTGGTTCAAAGCTCTCCCGGACTCCCTGCCGTTCTACGTATTGGACGGGATAACCACCAATATGACCGTGCTGTATAGTTTCCCAGACAGCCCACAGACTCTTATCCATTTCCTCTGTCCTGCTGTAGAGGGAAGATACAAAGGCTATCTGGTAGCGAGCCGCCACAATTTTCGTGCGAATGGTGCCAGTGACAAGCCGCGGATCGCTTATAAGCTGTAGTGTCACAAATTCGCTTTCCGTTTGCGGGCCGATTAGTGGATAAACATTCACGCCAAGAAGTGCTTCTACCGCGCTTTTTATTTCAGGGAACACGAGTGAAATCCTCCATACACAGGACTTCAATATTGCGTCTGTCGCGCGTGGGCAGCGGTGCAGTTACAGTAAAAACGCGTCCTTCTCCCTTATTTGTTACCTCGATAAAGCGAGTAACCGTAGCCCGAATATCATCCCGGTATCGCATGAAAATTTTCGTGGTAAGGTTGGAGCGTTCGGCGCTGGCACTAATAAAATCCCGCCCGGTAACGGCGCGGATATCTGCCGCGACAATGCCCTTACTCTTCCAGCCAATCAACTGACCGAAATTGTCACGGTCGTCAGTCTTTACTTCTATCCGGACACGGTGCCGGAGTCGGCCAGGTTCCATCAGGAGCCCTCCCCCTGTTCAGCCTCACCTCGCCAATTACGACAGGCAAACATCAGATTTTCTGCCGCCACATTTGTATAAAGCTGCACTTCTGTCTGACTGGTTCGGTGCTCAAACAGGTCGCCAAAAATAAGTAACATTGCCGAGACCACCGGTGCTGGAATATCTTCGGCCACTTTCCAGCGAGGTTCATCGCACCAGCGCAGGCAGTATTCAAGCGCGGACTGTGCGTAACGCTTGATCATGGAATCCCGATCATCGGTATCCATTTCCACATGCTGGCGCAACTCTTCAATCGGAACGACATCAAGCACATTTATCGTCATTAATTAAGGGCGGGTTTCCCCGCCCCCTCCATCAGCTGCCGAATTCGTCGAAGGAACCCTTGATAAGTGCCGCCGGGCGATAGTGCGCCAGCGCCAGGCGCTCTTCGCACAGGATGGTGAGCATGTTTTTGACAAAGTTGTCGCGGTCTTCGCGGCTTACTTCGATAGTTGCATCCATGCGATCCCAGACCTGCGATGCCATATCGAAACCACCAACTGTGAAAGTGCCCTGCGCCTGGGCGCGAGTTGGCACAACTGGCAGCCCCCACATAATGTTGCTGGTGAAAGCCTGCGGGCCACCGAAAAGATAACGGCCTTCGTTGTCTTTCAGCAGCGCGATGTTATGCCAGTCGCGGGGGTTGAGAATGATGCCTGACGCGCTGAACTCGGACTCGGTTACCTGGAAAATCGCATGCGCGATAATATCGGCGCGCGTATCACCAGAAACGTTCAGGGCGGTATCATAGGCAGTTGCCACATGGTTGATACCTTCCAGGTCATCACCACTACCATCACCATTCAGCAGCTGTCGTTCTTCCTCCAGTGCCAGACCGTAAAGCAGGCGATTATTGACGTAGGACTGGAGCATCGGCGCATCATCCATCACCTGGCGGGATGCCTGGATCCAGTGGGCGATGGTTTTAACGTTCGCCGTCTGTTTGCTGAATTTAATATCTGATTCAGGCTTAAGGGCTTTTTCCGCCACGCTGGCCGCATTGTTGGTGAACACCTCTTCGCGAACATATTCAAGAGAGTTGCTGGAGATTCGCCCCTGTGCCAGAAGATCACGGATGGTCAGTCGGCGAAGCCCTGGCATAATGATGCCTGGCACCTGCATAGGCTGGATGAGTGCGCCAGCCGAACCAGCATCACTACCAAGAGATTTATTGAAGGTTTTCGCTTCAAAACTGGACTTGCTGCCGTTCCAGGATTTAGTGAGCTCTTCGGCAGCACGCTCAGAGAACGATTTTTTCTCTCCGGGGTTATCCGGTCCAGATGAAAGACGCTGTTCCAGATCAAACAGACGCTGACCGGTTTTGGTCATTTCTTCATTAACCTTAGCCATGTCGTCCTGCAGCTGTTTTGACACGGTACCGTTCTGTTCGATCTGTTTTCGCTGCTCATCGAAGAGCCCCTGCAGCTTGGACTGTGATTCTTCGAGGGCTTTCTGAATTTGTGCGAGTTCTGACATATTTTATTTTCCTTTTTTCGGATTAAAGTCGGTGATGCTCTTGAGCAGAGCGCTGATATCGGGTTTGTTGGGGTCGCCTTCAGACTCACTCCGAATGGCCGATTTGAAACGGGCTATCAGCCCTACTGCCTGTGACTTGCTTAGTCCGACTGAATCCCTCAGCCAGCACTCCACGTCACGGATGGTTTCTATCCCATCGATACTCTTCATCGAATCCACACCAGCCAGCTCGTTCGCCGGGAAAGTGCAGACACTGATTTCTTTCAGCCAGGAAATGTTGCTGAAAATGTAGCCACCGTTAACGCCAATGCTGTAATCGTCTTTGGTGAACGAAAAACCGATGGACATACCTTCAACCGTGCCATGGATCATGGCAGCCTTCAGGTCTGAGGCTCCGCTGTGCCCTGGTGTTAACTGACCGCGAACAAGCAAGCCTTTGCTGTCTTCCTGGATGCTGTCCCACTTGCCCACGGGGATCTCCCACTGGCGATGATTGAAAAACATCGCCACTTTGCGGGTCTGTGTCTCCAGCGTTTTCTTGAATGCACCGGGCAAAATAATGTCGCCGTCGGAATCTGTGTTACCGAAAACAGAGGCATATCCCTCAAAGATGCCCTGCTGGCCATCCCCAGCAAATTTGATTTCAGTTTCTTCAAACGACAGCGTTTTGATAATGTCAGGCATCATGGCCCCCATAAAAATTAAGCCCCGTCATTTCTGCGGGGCTCTTTGTTGTTGCCGAGATCGGTTATTGGTACGTATTGCGCCTGTCGCATCGCGACGTCACCGCCAGGAAGTGGAGGATAATTATCAAGTCGCCGCATTTCATTTATGGTTCGCAGACCAGCTTCCCCCATAGCTTTCATGAAAGCAGCACGCGACGCTGAGTCGCCACGAAGAAGCCCATCAAGATTATGCTCAGCATGATAAACACCAACCTGCTCTGGCTTCAGTAACCAGCGCTGAATACCATTCTCCCAGCGGGATATATACGGCTGCAGGGTGTACTGCAGAAATCCCAGGTTTTGTTGCTCAATACCTGATCCCCAGCTGGTACTCTTCTCCACATCCCCTACCAGATGTGGAGGAACGCCGAAGAACCGCGCCAGTTCACTTACCTGAAATTTTCTGGAAGCCATCGTCTCGGCATCCTGCGGGCTGACGCCAATATCATGAGCCTGGAAGTTCGCTTCCAGGATCCAGAGGCGTTTTTTCACCGGGCCGCCAGCAATCTCCTTGAAGTTCTCTTCCAGCTGCGTGCGCTGTTCTTTGGTCAGCACGCGATCGCCTGTCGTCAGAATTTTGGGGGATTTGGCGCCGTTGGCGTAAAACTCTCGCTGCTGGTCTTCCATTGCCACCGCAACGCCCGCTGATTTACAGGCATGTGCAATAGGAGATAGACCGGTCAGGCCATTAAAGCCGAAGCCTTTCAAATGGAAAATTTCACGTTGTGAGAAATTGGCGTATTCATTGTCACGCTGGTAACGATAAACAATGCGCTTTCCTTCAAGTCGGACATCCATATTGGCAGACATCAGCGGCAGGAGGCTGACCACATCACCTACGCTATTTCGCTCAACCAGGGCGTATGCATTGCCGTAGAAGCACAGCTGCATCGTCATGGCTTCACGGAACTCCTGCGCCGTCATGTACTGATTTGGCGAGTAGCGCAGCAGGCGGGCCAGCGGATTGTTCAGGCCAACCTTTTTACGGTTATCCTCTTTATCTGTTTCGAACACGTCCAGGGGTAGACAGGCGGTCAGCGTGGAAATCAGAGAAACACATCGCCAGACGGTCGATATCTGCAGGATGCGTTCATCTGTAATTTGTGAATCGCCCAGGGTGCCGCTGGCTGAAACAGGTCCGGTCTGTGAACCCTGTTCAGGTGTTACCAGCCGTCCACCAACGAACCACGAAGCTACCCGGGCCCACCAGCCGTTATTTGTGCGCAGATCAATGCTGTAATTTGAATCGTCCATCACATGCTCAACGGTTGTGAGAAGAAATCGTCAATATCACCTTCGTCAGTGACATCACCTTCAGATGCGCCTATTGCCATAGCTGAAGCCACCACGCCATCGATACGGCCGGTGCTTTTCTTCTTGGCAAAGATGCGGTTTTCCTTCTGGTCCGCCTCAGTCACGGCGGATGCTGCATTCCAGCGCAGACAGGGATTGGTTTTTATGATGATGTCGCTGTCGTCAAGCCGCTGTTCGAAAAGCTCGATAGAGTGCGGCATCCACAACCCTGACTCCTGTGCTTTGTAATATCCCTGACCGTGGGGGATTAAAGGGACCGATACACTGGCCTCTTCGAGCTCAGGTTCAAGGTACTTAATGCGGTACTGGTCAAAGGCGATCGCTTTGATAAAAAACATCTGGGAAAGGTCGGCTATACGCTCGGCAACAAATCCATACTTCACCGCTTTGCCTGGCGTGGTGTGGATGTACCCGTCGCGCTCCCAGGCGTCATAAGGCACCCTATCCGTTTTTGCACGATCCAAAAGTGTGTCTTTTGGGGTCCAAAACTCCACCAGAAGCTTTCTTTTTTTCGGGAAAAACAGCGCAAGGGCGGTAAGGTCCCTGCTTCCTGAAAGATCAAGGCCACCGAAGCATTCTTCACCCTGCAGCTCATGGAGATCGAAATCCTCTTCGCACCCCATCCATACATTGCTGCTCATCCATGGGTTATCAGCATCAACCCACTGGCAGAAGTTGAGGCGGCGAACGATGCTCTCTTTCGACGGCATGCCGCGCGCCTGGGTGACCTGTTCCCTCAAATAACGGTCTGTGAAGGTGTGACCAAGCGACGGATTAGCTTTCTTCCAGCAGGATTCGTCCTTGAACGGGTCCTCACCCTCATCAAGCGAACAGATGAATGAAAAGAAGCTGTCATCCTCAATAGATCCTTCAGCAACTTTTCGCCCGTATTCGTGATAGTCATAACAGACGCTGGTTTTGTCGTGGCCGCTGTTGGTGATCATGAAAATCAACGCCTGCCGACGGCCTTTCGTGCCAGCACGCATCATTTCAACGACTTGGTTGTTTTTGTGTTCGTGGATCTCGTCAATCAGGGCACAATGCGGGCGCGGTCCTGACTGCCCGTCGTCAGAGCTGATGGGCCTGAAGAAAGATCCCGTCTGAAGAAAAGCCAGGTTCCACTCTTTACCGGCACCACCAGATTTATTGATCCGCTGAGCCAGCGCCGGTGACTGGTCCACCATCGCCACCGCATCACGAAACAGGATCATGGCCTGGTCTTTTTTCGTGGCCGCAGCATACACTTCAG